GCCGCTGACCAACTGAAACCTTTGGAAGGCCACGCATCGTAGCACTCACCATGTATCGTGTCTAAAAAATACGCCTCAACCTCAATGCCATAGCCACAATCAGACTGAATGAAGAGCCACGATCCTCGAACCTTGTGCCGACGAAGCTTGCTCATCGCACTGTCTTTGTAGAAATTATCATCCAAAAGATCACGGTTGCCTAGCCAATCCTCCGCGTTAAATTTAATAGGTGAAATCATCTGTGTGCTCCTCGTCAAATACATTAAGATTAAAATCTAGGTACACTTGTAACCTAAATCCAATATTCTCATCGCATAACTCAGACGCTGTCTTATCTGCTAATGCCCATATATGTTGTACAAAAATATCACAGTCTATACTGTGATGCTCATAGATATTAGTCTTTGATATAAGACCATTGGTGTTGTCACTAAGCTTTATTGTTGCTTTAAAACTCATCCCCAATCCTTTCTATCTGTACAGGTAATATAACCTTTATAATATTCAGAAAGCTCTTGAGTAGTGAGATCAATACGCCTCGGTGAGGTTATCGTGTCTCCCTCAAAGCAATGCGGATCCGGATCACGTCCATAATACGCGTCCATAGTACCACGGTCCTCTGGACCACCATGCCTAACAAGTGTAAGACCCATCACGCCACCTCCTTCAGTTCAGCAAGTTCTCTTGCAATCTGACTTTGTTGACCTCTGATGTATGCCATCTCAAGAATGATCAAATCATTCGCAGAAAATACAGTATACTCATTCTGTACTTTAAGAGCTTCAAGCTCCTTAACAACTTCATTAAATGTAAATGCACTCATTGTGCTATCTCCTTATGGTTAAATTTAGTTAATATAATATAGTCCCCCCATTATGCATGTATTGACACAGGATGCAAGCGCAATGATTACACTAATACACTCTACAGCCAGATTTTATTTTTTTTTAAATTAAAAACGTTTTGGATGTAATAAGTGTAATCATTTTAAAATACAGGTGTTTAAGACCTTATTTATATAGTACTTTGTGATTACAATCGTGATTACAAAAGGGGTTTGTGATTACATTATTCTGTAATAAACAGGGTTATTAGGCCGAATGTACCTAGAATTGAGGGGTCAAAACCACTGTTTTAGTGGTAAAAAAGGCTATATATGGGGTAAAATCCGTGTTATCGTGCCTAAAATGACGTGATTTGGGAGCAATAAATGTCAAAAATTAAGAAAAAGATAGAAAATGATTACAATATTACACTAACCAACCGACAAATGACTTTTGCTAAATTCTATGTAGACGGCATATATTCTAACGCTGAGTGTGCTAGAAAAGCAGGGTACTCAGAGAAGGTTGCGAAGACTACCGCATCAAAACTTTTGAACGGCAGGGATTACCCATACGTCTTGGAATATGTGAAAGAGTTGCGAGATGAAAGGCAACGTCGATATGGAGTGACAACAATAGGACAGTTGGAAAGATTGTCTGTGCTTAGTGCAGGGGCAGAGGATCAAGGACAATTTTCAGCGGCTATAAATGCAGAGAAAATCAGGTCAGCTCTGGGAGGATTGACGATAGATCGTCGTGAGAATATCAACACGTTAGATCAACTATCAAGAGATGATATTGTAGCTCGATTGGCTGATCTTCAGAAGAAATATCCACAGGCCTTTGTGATAGAAGGACAGATGAAAGATGTAACAAATGGCAAGAGGTCCAGAATCAAATCTTTGGCAAAGGATAAAGAAGCAATGTCCGCCCAAATGTCACCTAACAAGGATTGAAAGTAGCACTGGGCTTGGGATTCCTGATGTTCATCTCTGTTGGGATGGGTTGCCTTTTTGGTTAGAGCTTAAGGTGACCAAGGCAAACGCGGTGCGCGTCTCTCCTCATCAAGTAGCGTGGAATATGGCATATCATGCTCGCGGAGGCAAAAGTTTTTACTTGGTCGAGCAAGCCTCTTCCTCCGACCTATATTTGTTTGGGGGTGATCGTGGGGCTGAACTGATGGACCAAGGACTGGTTTGCGGTGGTTCAAGGTTCGAGGATCTTGCGTCCTTATTCAAGGCCTTGCGCCCTTTGCTTCTCTAGTCTTGCGCCTTGCGCCCTTCTCTTTTTATATATGTAGAAAAAAAGAGTGCCAGGTGGTCGATACCACCTGGCGAGTTGACCTAGGCAGATCATGACAACTGCCTAGGCCGAGGCGTTCTTAAATTCTGTGTATCTTCATGCCATCCTCAAAGGGTAGCGTTTCACCTTGTGGAGTGTCAACGAACCATTCAAAGTTTTTTTGGAAGACACCAAACTGCAAGCAGAACTGGTTCGCGGCTTGGTTCATTTTTCTTTTAGTGGTGACACTGTCCCACCCGTCATGCCTCAATGTTATGGTATCGTTGTCCCATGATACGATTTCTGTTTTAATATATGTAACGTGGCCGCATCCGTCTGCTCGATCGGTCCACGTTGTTCGATAGTTGCTTAATTTATTGTACATGATTTAAACCTCCTTATTAATATGTAAATATTCTTTCGTGTTTTTGTTTTTGAAATGATCAAAATTCTCATCCGTACTCATAAACATCCAATCACCAATGAAACGCTGGTTGTACTCATCTTGATTAGTTTGATTAAGGGCAACTGGTGACCAATTATTTAATTCTTTTTTCTGCAACGCTCTTTCGAATGCCGCTTGTGATTCTTCAAATGTATTCATGATTAGTGCCTCTCTCTTGGTTAATATTAGTAACCCCATTATAGGGTTCTTATCTATAGATGCAAGCTTTAAATTAAGTTCGGACTAGGTTATCTTGCGGCCCGGTCCTTGCGCCTTGCGCCTTTCCCTTTTCTATGTGTGTTACCCAGGGTATTGCTGATCTAACCCTCCGGCTAGACCAGCAAATATATATATTAAAGCAATGAAGGTAACGAATATTGCGAGCGCACCCAGTGCTTCCATGAAATCTTTATAGTTCATTCTGCTAACCTTCTATCCGTAACAGATACATGCCATTGGGTAACTATTGCCGACCTATTAGTGCTTTCATTTTCGAAAACCCAGGCTCGATTATCGTCGTGAGTTACGTAGCTGTCTGTTTGTTTTCCTTCGCTTTCACCCGTGTGCGTCCCATTAACAAGATCTAACGCTTCAAATTGAGCATCTTCAAAAGTGTCGGCAATCCAAACAAGATTAAAACGAAACCCAGTTAAGTGTTCTTCTACTGTGTATACTTTAGTCATGATTAATATTCCTTTTGTTGGAAGCGTGATTGCTTCTTGATAGGGTGGCAACCACCACCCTACTCAGAAACTATCAGAGCATTCTAAACATATTGCGGAAACCGTGGGAGAATAAATCAGTGTAAGCTTCTCCGAACACTTTGGTTAGTAGCATCTTACTTGGTGCCTTACTGTAACCTTCAGCTCTCAGCTCTGCTAATCCCTGTAAGATTAATTCTTTTTGACAGTCTGCTTTAAATTCTTTGATGCTCTTCTCAATGAATAGGATACTATTATATTGCTCGCTTAAATCCTCTGAGCGTGTAGCTTTGTAAAGGTAGCTTAGAACTAGGGCCTTTGATTGAATTGTCATGATTAATAATCCTCTTGTTGGAAGCATGATTGCTTCGGAATGGAGCGACCGAAGCCGCTCCTAACCGAAACTATCAGGTGTCTACAATTTGTCTTTGTAACTGTCTCATCTCATGGATATCAGCTTCCAAGCTAACAATCTTGTTCATCATGTCATCGAAGAGATCAACGACGAAGTCATCATCCACCTGATCATCTGCCAGTTCAATCTTTGGATCAACAGGCTGACATCTCGCGTCGTAATGTACTATGCTATGTAGTCTTCGGATTGCGTATTGGTTTCTTGTTCCATATTGGTTCGTCATGATTAGTTCCTCTCTGTTAAGTTATATAGTACAAGTACTATACCCCGAGACTGGGTGAGAAGTCCACCCATAAACTGCACACAGTAGGTGTGCCAAAGTGTCGCAGTCTGGGGGTAACTTGGCCCAGGCTGGTCCCACGGTCAGAGGTGCGACAAAAACGCACACCCCCCTTGACGGGGCGCGGGCTCTGAGCGGGAGCGAAGAGTACAGGTTATATAAATTCAATCCTACTTAAAATTATTCGGGTCTTTTTCCATTCCCCTTTTTCCTCCTTAATAAACCCGCCCAAAAATATTCGGGTCTTTTTTCATTTGGCCTTTGTTGCGGGGACAAAATGAGTTATGGTGCGGCAGGCCGGGCTCCTTCCTCCCAGGAAGCCTAGAGCCACTGACGCATCGCAGAAACGACTCCTCCTAGATTTTGCGATGCGTCTTTTTTTCAAGAGTCAATTGAAAGTTTCGAGGATCGGTGTTATTGTATCGTGAACCACGGACCTTGGAGCGTATTCATATGGCATTTAAACCGTCGAAAAGACCATCTACTCCTGCCACGAGGCGCGAACAAAGGAAGGCTTCTGGTAATGCGGCATTAGCTGCGGGTAGGTATCGGGACAGTCCTGACGAACAGGTGTTCAAACCTATTAAGCGTCCTGTAGATAACTTTAAGAAAGTACTCAAGCAGCCTTTTAC